AGGTGATGTATTTATCCGGTACGACTCCCTGATAATCCTCCAACTCCATCTGCACGGCCGGCTGTGGACTCGCCGGTACATCCTCCTGCGGCTCCGGCATCGGGAATGTACCTGTCTCCTGGGGTTCCTGGGCTGGTTCTTCCCTCGGCGCCTCTTTCGGCTCCTCTTTCGGCTCCGGTGCTGCCTGGGTTTCCGGTTGTACCGGTGCAACTGCCTGCTTTTGGGCTGTTGCTTCCCTCTCTTGGCGTTCCTTGTCTTTCTGGGCTCTCTGCACCTCTGCCCGGCGGGCCTTCTCCTTTTCTTCGTCCTCCTGCGCTTTCCGCTTTTCCTCCGCCTTTCTCTCTGCTTCGGCCTCCCTCTGCCTCCGGGCTTCCTTTTCCTCCTCTGCCGGCGAATAAGGCTCCTCATACAGCGCACCCCAGCATGTCTCCGGGTCCGTATCCATGATTAGTCTGTGGAGGATATCCTTCAGGTCCTTCCAGTCATATTCTTCCTTTTCGTTCGTCCTGACGTTCATCAGGTTCAGGGGCTGGTTCTTTCCGGATATGGTCAGCATCATTTTCCCCGTCCCCTGTATCCTGGCCATGTGTACGGCGTATCCGGATGGAGCAAGCAGGTCCATCAGATATCCTGTCATCTGCTCCCCGTCCAGTTTCACGGCTGCGCAGAACCCTTCCAGCGATTTTGGATTGTCATGTATGTATTGATGTGCGAAACGTTTCAGGCTGCTGTCCATGGCCTCCTGGGCCTCGTTTGGCTCCTCCATCATGACCTCAAGGTCCGTTACGTTCTGTTCCTCCTGGATTTCCCGTTTGATGTCCTGGATGTCCGACCGGGACAGTTTAGGGGAAAGGATCTCAATCACTTCCGCCGGCAGGGTCAGCATTTCTCCCAGCTTTGCCACCCCGAACCCCCGGAACCTCTCCTGGAGCTGGTCCGAATATCCATCAACAGAAAATCTTTGATTGATTTTTATAAACCGCGAGGTCTGGCTTTTGTCCAGCCGGTACTCATTCCAGGCAAATTCCTCCATGGTGGCGTATCCGGATTCCTTCAGGATGTCCGTATCCTTTGCCACCCGGAGCATGTATCCGATCCGGACGAACCCTAATTCTGTCCGCCTTACCTCTGCGTCGAATGCTTCCTTGTACGTCTCGTAGCTCGCAAACGTTCCGCTTTTTAATATTTCATCCATCTATACGGCCTCCATAAAATCTTCCTCCAGGCCCTTTAACACCCTGGTATTGTTCTTTTCTTTCAGTTCGTCGATGTTCTTCTGCCGCTTGATTTCGCTTTCTCTGGCCAGTCTGTGGTCCTCCTCCGTCAGGCGCTTCCGGATAACCTTCTGCCATTCCCTCAAAAATCCTCTAATCTCTTCAATGCCCGGCTCCTCGTCAAAATGAGACCGGTGCTGCCGGATGGTTCCGCCCGGCTCCACCTCGATGGTGTAGTATGGCACCTCCGGTTCTGTTCTCCTTCGCAGGAAGCAGATGTAGGTTTCCCTGTGCATGATGCGCTCGTAGTATCTCTCGCTGGATCCTGCGCAGTGATGCAGGGCATTTCCCTCTGTTGCAATGTCAATCAGGCGCCTGGGTACAATCATCATGTAATCCTCATTTTGGTATTCATATTTGTCCCGGATTTCCTCCAGGACCGCCTCTGCCCCCGGATACTTCTCTCCCATCTTCCTGGCCACTTCTTCATTGGCCTCCTTGTCCCTCTCCAGCTGCTCCAGCATTCTCTGTTTCCGGATTTCCTCCACCGCCTCGTCGTGACGGCGTTTCAGCTCTCTGGGCCGGTACACCATCTCGTCTGATATATTTTTCTTTATCTGTTTGCACATGTTCAGGTAATCCGCCCACTGTTCCAGTACTGCCCTGGTGGTTTTTCCTTCGTACCCCTCTGCCTGCTGGCGTCTCACGTAATTCATAATCTGTCTGAGTGTCATGCGGTCCCAGATGAATCCAAGGCTCATTGTCCCCACGCCCTCTGATGTAAGCCACTCCATTGTTTCCCGGTCAATCTTCGTCCCTGTTTTTTCGGACCATCTCATCCACCTCAGGGTATCCTCCCCACCATCGCACTCACGGATGCGGTTGATTATCTGCCGGTCCGAAAGCCCGAATACCTCTTCTATGGTGTCTCCGTCCTTATATAATAGTCCGTTGTACACGCAGTGCCATAGGCTTATTTTGCTGGCCGTCTCCTGCAGCATCCGGTTAAACCGGCCCTTAAAGAGATACTCCACCACATGTATCATACCGTTATCACTTTGCGTAGCCATCAGGCGGTTATAGTCCAGTTTCTTTCCAGCCTCTGCCAGCTGGTGGAATATCCTCTTCCATGCCTCATAGCAGGTCCCCTCCAATGCGGCCTCAATCCCTTCCGGATACAGGTATTCCTCGGTCATTCTTCGATTGACCGGGTTTTTAAGGTCAAAACATCCTCGTTCGTTCCAGGGATTATTCCAGTCGGAACTCCGGTCGAACTGGTTATAGTAAATGTCACATGCGAGTTTTTTGTGGTTTCGGAGCAGGAATATGCGCACCGCTTCCGATATTTCGATCTTGTGCCCGCGCCCTCCCCATGTGATCCTTATATCCAAATGCCTCATCACGCTCCTGTCACTGTCTATATCCTGCATGACGGCGGCGTTCGTCTTTAGCTGTATGGCATGGGTCCGTGTTTTTGCCTGTATGGCTTTTCCGCAGTAGGGGCAGGTTATACGGTCATTGTGCCTTGCCTTTTTCCCGTCCGGCCTCTTAAATTTCCTGGCGCTTCCAGCCTTCCCACAGGCTGTGCAGCTCCATTGTTCGGAATCTTTGTCATAAAAGGCAAAGTCCTGGTTCCCCGATGCCGTCTTGACAATCCATTCGTTAAAATCTTCCGGAAGAGGAGGGATTTTGTTCATCAGGTTCCGGATGCGCTCCAGGCGGCGGCTCTCCTTTGACTTCCTCTGGTTGCTGTTGTAATCATTCTCCTTGTACCTGATGCGGGCCAGCGGTTTCATTGCGCTGAATCTCCCCGGAAGCAGCTCCTTTATCAATTTCTTATCCGCTTCAGAATTGATTGGTATGTTCCCGTCCAGGTCGTAATACCAGTAATGCGTCGCATCGTAATCGCACAAGGTCTGGAGCATTGTCTGCCTCCATATGCCGGTCTGGATATAATAGGCCTCGTATTCCCCTGTTATGGTGTTCATGCAGTACCGGCCAATCAGCTCTCTGTCCTTCCAGTAATTCAGTATCAGGATTTCCTCTGTGGCCTGAGCGGTCAACACCGCCCCGTCCTGGTCCGGCAGCACCGGCTCTGTTTTTAATACGCTGCTCCGCTTCATCCCTCTGCCTCCTTCGGTTCCCTGCCTTCCAGGGTGTACCATGTATTCGGTTTTATGTTTCCGTTTACTTCAAACAGCCTTGCCTCCTCTATCCCGCCGTTTACTTCCCGGATTAATCCCAGGACACTGCCGGCTGCTCCCCTGACTTTGGGATGCGGTCCTCTGGCAATTGCCATGCTTCCCTCGTTCCGTGCCTCTGCCTTATCCTTCCTGACGCTGCAGCACTGCATGTTCACCTCCCACTCCCGGAGCGGATGCTTAACCATATACATCATGGCACGGCCTGCCAGCTCCTTGAGGGACAGCTCCTTTAACAGGGTGATTTCCGTGCAGGCAAGCTGGGTATCGGTTCCTCCCAGTTCGTCCAGGCTCCCGGATGCCTCTACCAGGAAATACCGGTTTCCGCATCCAAGCGGATACCACCGCAGGCACTCTAACGGGTACTCGGCACAGTGGGCGCCTGAATTCTGGCATTTGGATTTACTTTCCTTTATGGTCTTTCCTATTTCGTACTGGAACCTTCCCTTTCCGCAGGTGCAGGTCAGGTCCGCGTTGAATCCTTTGTATGCAAGCATCTTACCGCTCCTTTCCCAGATAATATTCTGTGATGATTTTCTTGGCGCGTCCCATCCCGGGTATTCCCAGCGTTACCTTGTAATTGATTCTGACCAACTTTAGGATTTCGCTGTCTACCGGCCGTTGGTTTTTCATGCTCCATTCCAGCAGGGCGGCAATACAGCCCTTGAGGCTCTTGCCTTTCCGCCTGACGGCCACGGCCATCTCCGGGTCCTCCGCGCATCTCAGCTTGATGTACTGCAGCCAGTCCTCCATGATTTCGTATGGCTTTAGTTCTTTTGCCTCGATGTCCAGTTTCCCGTAGGCGGCCATGAGCGGGGTTACAAAGGCCGCCACGCATCCGTCTATAAAGTCCATGGCATCCTCCCTGTCTATCCCGTTTTCCTCCGCGATGGCAAGAATAGCCTCGTTGTCTCCTTCCTTCCTCTGCGCCGCTGCTGCCCGGTTCATTTCATCCGCACTGTCAAATTCTCCAAATTTATCAAACATTCCGTTTCGCCTCCTCTATGTAAATTTCTCTTACCGTACTGGCGGAGATTCCCACTAAGCAGGATATCTGCGCATAGGTCATCCCCTTGTTTCTGAATGTCATAATTCGGCCCGCGTATTCCCTCCTGTTTATTCTGCGGCGGCCTGGGGCTTTTTCTCCTTTAGGTCCGCTGTCGTTGGAGCATGGTATCCCCATTTCCTTTCGCATTGACCGTATTTCCCGCTCCAGCTGCTTCTGTGTCATACGGTTTAGCCGGATGGCCTCGCCCCATGTCATACTTGTCTCATATACATTTCCTCTTACCCCGTGATAGGCCATGGTTACGATGTGCTCATACGGTTTGATGACTGACATCTTTTCCAGGATGACTTCCTCATCACCCTTCCGGCGCGGCCTGTAGCAGTACAGCCTGTCCCCTTCCTTTATCCGGCGTTTAAATGCCTCAGCTTCGAGCGGTTCAATGCCGCCTTTCACTTTGTCGTTTTCCGGCTTTCCCCCAGTATTTACTCGGTCCTTCCGGGATTCTTCCTGGTATTTTTTCACGTTATCACCCTTTCCTAAATTCTGATTGCATCCATTGCCTGTATTCGTGGTGTTCGTCCGTAAACAGGTACCGGTGCGGGTCCAGCTCCTGAAGGATTTTTTCCCAAAGGTCCGCGTTCTTTACGGGTGTTCCCTTGGCGTTTCTCCACTCGTTTTTCTGCCACTGTCTGGCCCAGCTGTTTTGCATTGCGTTGATAATATGCTGACAGGTGGTGTATATCCGCAGCTCACACGGGCAGTTCAGGCGGCCCAGGGCCTCTGCCAGGGCCGTAAGGGCGAGCTGGTTCTCTGTGGCCCGCTCCATGGCTCCCCGTCCCTCCCTGGTGGCCGGCACCCCATTCCTGACGCATTCCAGGAGATAAATGTATTCCCCGTCCTTCCTGGCCGGTCCATGGAAGGAGGTCTCTATGTAGATATTCACGTCCTGCACTTTCCCTTGCTCCTTTCCGGTTCCGGAAGCTTTACCAGGAGGTAGTACAGGTATTTATACCCAAAATCATTTACCCATTCCTCCACGCTGCCTTTATCGAGATACCATCCTTCAGGCACTACAATCTCGCCCGCACTAAAGGTTTTCTTCCGCTTCCGATGCTTTTTCATCTCCGCATGTACAAGATTCTTGCTTGGGTTATATCTTCCAGCCTGTTTTCCTCCATAGGTCTTTTGAGTCAGCTCTGAATATTCTATAAAATACCCTGCCAACTTGCGGTAATTCCGGTCCTTACGCATAGGTTCAAAATGCAGGCCACCGTAAGGCCATACATCCTTTATCAGTCTGACATCTATGGGGGAGACCACGATATGTATATGACTCCCTCCCCTGGGTCCCACTTCCGGCACCCATACATATTTGAGTATCTTGCCTTTCCGATGATATATGTTTCTTAATTTCCGTAGCACTTTAGTTATCTGCGAAATCAGTTCCGCTTTATTCTTGGGGCGGTTCTCTATGGCATAGTTCCATGTTATGTACCAGCAGTCTGGCCCAAAGTTCTCATTTAAATCCAGTGTGAGCCTTTGCATGGCCCTCCGGATATTATTCTTCCTCTGCGATTCTGGGGTTGGCTTTTGCCGTTTCCGCCTTTTCCCCGCCCCCGGCTCCGGCCTGCTCCTGTCATGATAGCTATAGTGTGCTTCCGTTATCCCTGCTGTTGCTATTTTTTCAAAATACGGCATATACCTCTCCCGCTTGTCCAAAAGATAATAAACTTAACAAGTTGTAAAAGCGGTCTTAAACCGCCATAATCCTTGACTTTCGGGTCATCCACAGGTATAATGTATACATAGTGTTTTGGTCTGTGGAGGACCGGCTCCTGAAGCTATTGCAGTGGCTTCAGGAGCATTTTTTATTGTCAATGTTCATCCGGTTCCGGCCCTGCTTCCTCATCGCCTTCCCCTTCCATGAGATGGTCATATTCCTGTTTCCAGGCCATCGCCTTCTCTATCTCGCGTTCCAGGTCGTTATACTCCCCTCCGGTATCTCTGTACTCAGTAAACCAGGATTTAAGGTTGCCCCAATGTTCATCCAGTTCCTCCTGGTCATCCTGGCCCTTGGCTTCCATTTTGTTTATGTGCTGGATGGATTCCCACTCGTATGTGGCATCCTCCAACAGTTCCATGTCAATCAGCCAGGCCAGGAAGCTCATGTCCCAGAACGCGGAGAAACCGCACCGGCTAAACCACTGGTTTATATACATCCGTTCATCTGAACCATTCGTTCCTTCCCCGCCTATCAGGTCTGCAATGAAGTTTTCTATTAGTTTGCCGGCTGTCAGGCTCGCGCCTCCCGCCTTCTTGCAAAACTGCTCCATATCCTCGTCGGACAATTCGATTGTTAAGATTCTTCTTTTTTTCATGTCGTCCCTCCTAAAAGGCCATCATTACATATGCGATGACAGCTGCCGCTACCATCGTCATTCCAGTTGCCCGCATCAGCAGCAGGATAACCCATCCGTAACTCAATCTGTGCCTCCTGCTGCCGCAAATCATCAGTATCCACTGTTTTCCCATGATATTGGTAATAGCCACTGTGTCTGGGCCAACATGGTCTAGGCGCCAGTCTGATTCTCCTGCCCAATACTCAAGTGGGATGACTAATTCAATCTTTCGTTTCATTTTGTTTTCTCCTGAATTATTTATAAGGCTTGTCCTTCAGGGCTGCCTTTAGGCAGACCCCTCCTTAGCACTGTTTTCCCGTTTTTTTACAGCAATTACTTTGATGTCGGCGTGCTCACGGGCTCCGATTATCTGTGCAATGGCTGTAAATGCCTTGTGCATATCAATCTTACATGCATCGTTTTCTTTCATCTCACCACCCCTCTCTGGTAGATTGTATGTGGTACTGGTTGTACTTCTTGCGTTGTCCGCCTTGCCTTTTTTCTCCCCCTGTCCTATACTGTACTTACAGGCGCCGCCAGGCCGAGTACGTCAGAAAGGAGAGAATGTAACATGTATCACATAATTATTAATTTTGCAGACCAATCTTATAGGGAATTCTATAGTATTAACAAAATTGAATACAGCACTCCTGACGGATATCAGACAGTATCCGAAAAGGAAATACTCTCACACCGCTTCCCGCTTCGTGGTACTTATTTTTTCTATGGCAATGACATATTTGCCTCAGTAGATGCAAATCAAGCCAAAACACTGGAAATTACTACCGAGCATTAGAATGTGGTTCTCTTACTCTTATGTTAACTATTGCATAAGGGTAATCCTTTTTTATATTTTTGTACCAATCTAAAACATCTTGTAATTCTTCTCTGCTTGTCTCAAAAACCAAAATAAGCTTCCCCATCCCTCTCACCTCGCTTCCTTATTTATTTGTCAATGTGCTACTGCGGACTATCCGGCCTTACGCGCGCCATCCTTCCTTTCCTCGTCAATCATCTGCCGCTCATACAATGCATCTATTTTGCTGCAAATGATAATCTGGCTTATTTCGTCCAAATTCTTAAGCCGTTCAGTTGTTCTTTTCATGTCTGTTTTTAAACTTTCTGTTAATGACATTATTTTCACCTCGCTTTCTGTTTCGTTCTACGATTACTATACTACGTTAAGCGATTATTGTCAATATATTTATTGACTTTTTTGTCGTCCAACGATATAATTGTTTTATGGAGGTGAGAAAATTGGAAACAACTACAACGATAAATGAAAGAATTAAAAGTTTGAGAGCGACTCTGGGCAAATCTCAAAAAGATTTCGGGGCGTCAATTGGAATTAAACCAAACTCAGTAAGTGACATAGAGACCGGTAAAAATAATGTGACTCAGCAGAACATCAAAGCTATATGTCTTGAAAACTGGGATGGAAAAAGAGTTAACGAAACCTGGCTACGTACTGGCCAAGGTGGAGACGAAAATATGTTTAAAAAGGAATTTCCTAACGATGAGTATATGGCATATGCCACATTGATAGGGAATGGAGCAAACGATAGGATTAAAGAAGCCATCATAAAATATGGCCGCTTATCCCCGGAGAATAAAAAGATTATTGATGATGCTATTGAGTTGGTGGTGCAGATGTTAAAAAAAGAGGAATGATTACTCATCCCTCTTCCACATATTATGTAAGACTCTGACTACCGTCAGTATTTGGACTATGAAATCATAGCATGTGATTTCATCAACCAGTTTGTAAATTTCGTTTTTGCAGTCATTAATATTCACAATATGTACCACCTTTCCCTGTAGCCGTTATAACGACTATTTTTACTCTTTGAACGTGATAGATGCTGAAACTCCTCGAAATATGTAGTTTTGTCCACTATTGTGGACAAAGTCCAGGATTCAACGTTTTACCTTCACTGTAAACAGTTTTTCGGGCCGCACGCCTAATGCCAGGGAAAGGAGGCACACGGTATGCAGAGTGGGCTCCCGCTGACCGTTTTCGATAAAGTTTATCTCAGATTTGCTGATGCCTGATTTTTCAGAGAGTTCCCGGAGGGTTATCTTTTTTCCTCCCTGACCTCTTTGATATGAAAGATTATTTCAACATCCATTTCATCACCTCGCAGATAGTATCTACATTAGATGATGAAACAATTCAGAACTTACGTTCTTTTTTATTATATCAGAACATTTGTTCTATTTCAATATGTAGAATTAAATAGCCGTAGGCTTTTTAATAATATTATATCCATAGGAGGAATAGTTATATGAGAAAGACAAAATTAATCATGGTGGCTGCACTGTCATCCGTGGCGATTACTGCTTGCGGAGGAAGTTCCACTCCATCCGAAACAACGGTTGCGGCAGCAATTGAAACAACAGCGCCAGCAGGGATGACAACTGTGACGGCGGTAGAAACCGCAGTTGAAACCGAGGCTGCTAAAGAGGAGGCTCCGGTAGAAGATGATAGCATTCCAGCAGAATATAAGTCGGCACTTAAAAAGGCTGGATCTTACAGTGATATGATGCACATGTCTAAGATTGGTATTTTTAAACAGCTTACCTCTGAATACGGCGATAAATTCTCTGAGGAAGCTGCTCAGTATGCCGTTGATAATATGACGGCTGATTGGAATGATAACGCCTTAAAAAAAGCCCAGGACTATAGTGAAACAATGCATATGTCCAAGCAGGGGGTTTATGACCAGCTTACCTCTGAGTATGGCGAACAGTTCACACCGGAAGAAGCACAGTATGCCGTCGATAATGTGAATGCTGACTGGAAGGCAAATGCACTGGTAAAAGCAAAAGACTATCAGGATACCATGAATATGTCTCCAGCAGCAATCAAGGACCAGCTTGCATCTGAATATGGCGAAAAGTTCACTCAAGAAGAGGCGGATTATGCCATTGAAAACCTTAATTAACTGTAACAATATTTAGTAAATGGCGAAAGCCGTCCAGTGCTTCCAACACAGAACGGCTTTCACGTAGATTCTCTTACCGAGCTTCCCTGATTGATATAATCTGTCTCGCAAGCAAATTATATCATTTCTGATGCGTCCTTGGCAAGGGGCGTATTAATTTTACTCTTTTTTCATATGTTTAGATAGGAGATGATTAAATGAAAAATAATTTATTAAGGGTAGCGCTTTACATCCGTGTATCCTCAGAAGAACAGGCGAATTCGGGTGATTCCATCCGCGACCAAAAAGAGCGATGCGAAAAGTATATTGCTGACCATGAGAACATGGCTCTGCAGGATACATATATTGATGATGGTATATCTGGTCAGAAGCTAAAAAGGGATGATTTCCAGCGCCTCCTCCAGAGCGTAAATGACCACAAAGTCGATCTCATCATATTCACCAAGTTGGACCGATGGTTTCGAAACCTAAGGCATTATCTTAATACGCAGGCCGTCCTTGATAAGAATGATGTCAGTTGGACCGCCATAGACCAGCCCTATTTTGACACATCAACGCCCTACGGCCGGGCTTTTGTGGCGCAATCCATGACATGGGCGGAGTTGGAGGCTCAGAACGGCGGCCAGCGTGTGAAGGATGTATTTAAAACCAAGGTACAGCATGGCGAAGTCATAACAGGCAAAGTATTGCGTGGGTATTGTATTCAGGATAAACATCTGGTCCTATCAGATGAGGCTCCCGCTATGTATGACAGCATAGCCTTTTTTCTTCGGACTCAATCAATGGGTAAAACCATCAAGTATATGCAGCAGACCCATGGCATTACCATGACTCTGCAAAACTTTAGAAACTCATATCTGCGCAACGAAAAATTGACCGGCCGGTACAGGGGTGTGGAGAATTACTGTCCCCGGCTTATATCCGACGAAATGTTTGCGCAGGCGCAGAAGCTCCTTGATGAGAAGCGCAATGTCCGTGTCAGTCAGAAGTATCCATATATTTTTACAGGTCTGCTTGTATGCTCAGAGTGTGGTTATAAAATGTCTGGATGCCATATTAATGTTGTTGTCAAAAAGAAGGGGGAAGTGTACCGATATCGATACCCCGCATATGAGTGCAAGCAATATGGGGCTTATCATAGATGTAATAACGGAGGAGAAATTCGTGAATCAAGAATTGAGGAATATCTGCTGGAGCATATTGGCGAAGAAATTGATAAGTATATGGCCGACTATGATGCATCCGGCCAGGCCATCATTGATAACCGTGCCAAAAAGAATAAGATTCGTAGAAAGCTGGATCGGCTGAAGGAGCTGTTCTTGAATGAGCTTATAACACTTGATGAATACAAACTGGACCGGGAGGCCCTGGAAGCCCAGCTTGAGCAAATACCGGACATAGAAGAACCCAAAAAGAATCTAATTGAACTGAAGCACCTTTTAGATAATGATTTTAACATCTTGTACAAAGATTTTAGTAACGAAGAGAAGCGCCTGTTCTGGCGTTCCATTATCAAAGAAATACAGGTACCCAAAAGCGTGAATCGCCATAGGAAATATAAGATAATGCCTTTATAATTTTGTTTTACCTCTAACACATAGTAACCGACAGGAAACTGGCCGGGAAAAACCGTGACCAATGCCCAGGGCTACTGTAAGACAAGGGAACACAGCTACGTGCTGGTAGATATCCCCGGCACCTACTCCCTCATGGCCCACTCCACGGAGGAGGAAGTGGCCCGCAACTTCATCTGCTTTGGCGGAAGCGACGGGGTTGTGGTGGTTTGCGATGCCACCTGTCTGGAGCGCAACCTGAACCTAGTGCTTCAGACCATGGAAATATCGGACCGCGTCCTGGTATGTGTGAACCTGATGGACGAAGCCGCACGCAAGAATATTACCATTGACCTTAAAGGTCTGTCAGAAAAGCTGGGAGTACCCGTGGCCGGCACCATTGCCAGAAAAAAGCAAAGCCTTGACCAGCTGATGAAACAGTTGGATGGCCTGGTGGAAGGTACCCAAACAGCCTCCCCCTACCAGGTGGAGTATTCCCCCATTATTGAACAGGCCATCGCCATGGCAGAGCCTGCCGTAAAGGGCAGAGTGGAGGGAAAGGTCAATTCCCGCTGGCTCACCTTAAAGCTTCTGGACAGCGACCCGTCCCTCATAAAGGAATTAAGGGAATATCTGGATGAGGACATACTGGAAGTGCCTGAGATAAGCCTTGCCCTGTCACAGGCCAGGGAGCATCTGGCCAAATACGGCATTACCAATGAAATCCTAAAGGACCGCATCGTGGCTGCCCTGGTTGCATCGGCAGAGAAAATATGCCGTGATACGGTCCAGTTCCACAAAAACGGATACAATGAAGGTGACCGGAAGCTGGATAAGATTCTGACCAGCCGTTTCACAGGTTATCCCGTCATGATCGGAATGCTGGCCGTGGTATTCTGGCTGACCATCACAGGCGCCAATTACCCCTCCCAGATGCTGGCGGACGCCCTGTTCCGCCTCCAGGACCAGCTCACAAAAGCCTTCATGGCTGTGGGCGCTCCCCCATGGCTTCACGGTCTGCTGATTTTGGGAGTCTACCGGGTCCTGGCCTGGGTTGTCTCGGTGATGCTGCCGCCCATGGCTATTTTCTTTCCTCTGTTTACCCTGCTGGAGGACTCAGGTTATCTTCCCAGGATTGCCTATAACCTGGATAAACCCTTTAAGAGCTGCCATGCCTGCGGCAAACAGGCTTTAACCATGTGTATAGAATTTATAAACTTGTAAACTGATTCTTTCTTATTCAAATATGATTTATATATCTACACCGATACAAGATACTTACAGGAAATATATACCAGTTGTGGAAATCCCATACAGTGATATAATAAGCTCAAGGGAGCTGATACATATGAAGGTAATACCAGAAATGCGTTTTGGATGTCTGACCACGAGATGGAGTTGGAAAAACCGCACCTGCCAAAAAGTATGGAAATGTACTTGTGAGTGCGGCGGATACTGCTATGTAAAAGAGGATGCACTTATTGATGGAATTGTAAAAAATTGTGGCGGGCCGGCACATCAGGAGGTGAAACGTAAATAATTGACTCCTCTCCCTTATGGGAAACATTAAAGCGGGTCCGGTCATTCCGGTTCCCGCTTTTATCATTTCTAAAATCCATAAATATTTATCAATCCCTCTTGACTTTACGCCCTTTTGGGCGTATAATATAAGCAGAGATAAGGAAAGGGATTAAAGCTGCTTACCAGCGACCATTATGAGTATGGCGCTGATGCGGGCGAAGTTATCTTAAAAGATGCAGTGGTATTGAATTCCGGGAGGATGCCTTGATGAATACCGAACAATTAAAAGAGTTAAATTTAGAGTTGCTGACAGAACGACAAAACGATGCTGTATTGATGGCGTTGGAAGGAAAATCCCAAACCGAAATCGGAAAATTAATGGGAGTCACCAAACAGAACGTCAGTGCTCTAATCAAAAAAGCGATTGAACGGAATTCACGCAACAAAACCAAGGAGTGCCCTAAACATCACACGGGAAAAAGGCGTTCCATTTCTCCTTCCCCCTCACCGAGGCGCAGAAACTATGATGATTATAAAATCAAAGACTTTTCTGTGCTATCTCCGCGCGAACGAGAAGTGATATCGCTCAAAGTTGAGGGCTTGACTCACCGTCAAATTTCCGATAGGCTTGGCATAAGCACGAACTGCATCGGTGTGTTGCTTCAAAGGGCGCGAGGAAAACTAGATGGAACATACCATGATGGTCTAAGATTAGACATAAACCGGAGGAGACGTGAATACGTGCTGAAGAATCCTGAAAAGGAGAAAGAAAGCAGGGAAAAGTCGTACCGTAAAAATAGGGAAAAACGAATTGAGGATATGAGAGAATATAATAAGCAGTATTACCGGAAACACCGCATTGAAATATTGCACAAGAAAAAAGAAATGCGTTTTAAATCGGAGGAAAAATCATGAAAAGATACCCAGATTGCATCAGGACAGATGGACTATGTGGGGCCTGCTCCGCATCCAGCTATGGAAGGGATTGCCATAACAATAATATCAACAAGCTATTGTATCAACGTTCCCTAGCCGGCATGACTCAGCAACAAGTAGCTGACGCCGCAGGAATGAATATCCGGCAGATACAAAAGTTTGAATCTGGAGAAAGGGACCTTGGAAATATGACTCTGCGCAATGCCTTGTCATTGGCAAAAGCACTTGACTGCGAGGTGAGTGATTTTGTCTAAAAGGCCGCCAAAAAGTACCAAGA